ATGTCGGCAACGCGGGCGGCGATGTCGACGGGGGTTTTCCCAAATGCGTACCAGGAAAATTTGAACGCGTCTGAAAACGCATAGATGTATCTGGAATATTCGAGCTTATCAAACGGGCCTACTGTAGAGATCAACCGCGGGTCATTGGGACCTTGGTATGCTTCGGCTTTAACGAATGATTTAACGAACCGCTCGGATTCTATACACATCTCAGCTTCAGCCAAAATCCTCTGCTGGGTCGCGCGAGGTTGGCGTCTGCTGACTTCGGCTGAGTCTACTGGAAAGAGAGACCGACGCCCCACAGTGGCGGCGATGAACTCTACGAACTCAACCAGGGTTTGCATTTGGTGGCCGGACGGCTCAATGTGGGGGGGCTTCACATCCTTGATTCTTCCATCGACTCCTGCCTGCTCATTTTCACGTGTATCTAAGGGGGCAAAAGCTCCTGGGACTAGGGGACACATGAACGGCTTCAGTTTCGTCTTGGAATCTTGGAGGTCAGGGCCGGCGTAAGTATAGTGCCTCACGCCGTGTGTGACTGGGTAAACCACAGGGGGCTGTCCGTAGGACCGCGCGGCGGCGCGGATGTAGTTCGTGAGTAGCTCGGCATTCACGTTCTTCCCGGTGAACTGTTTCACGGTGGAAGGGGAAACCTTTCCAGCGAACAGGGAAGTCGCGTTATGTAGCCGATCAAACTCCTTCACAGGCATCGTCAGACTGGAATAGGCTCCAGATTGGCCGACGGTCCGTAGGTGTTCCGTTGTTGTTGAGCTCGTGTTCTTCACCACGTCAAAAACCGTGTAGTTCTCCCACTCCTTACCATTCCAGATCTTGCGGCTTGGGTCGAACTTACTCAACTTTTCCGTTGATAAGAATGATTCTAAATAGGCCGCAAACCCGGTGTAGGTTCGGATGGGTGCTAACAGCACCACTGCGTCGTTGGTACCAATGTTTCTCCGCTCAACTAGGTAGACCGTGCAGGTGGGTGACCATCCGTTCCAACCCCGGACCGTAAAGTGGTCCGAGCCATAGTTCCATAGCTCATGCTTGAAATTGGCGCCGCCGGTGGACTTGTAGACTAGCTCCTTTCCATCGAAGTGGTAAGAATAGTTTTCAAGAGTGTCACCGGCAGTGGTGGGGGATAAGGTAACTAACATGCGGGGCCTAGGGTCCTTGTAGAGTAGTTCTGGCATTTC